CCAACTGTACCAGCTGCATTATGTAAACCTTGTACTGCTGTTCCTCCAGCCCAAGCTAAACAATTTGGTTTATTTTGAATATAATTTTCTATAATATTTGTTGATTCATATATTACAATATGAAAAGTACCTTGCAAATTTGTACAAGAAAACATTGGCATATTAATCCAACTTACAATTAATTTACGACAAGGTGCTGTACCTTGAATCTGGTATCTAATTTGTCCGCCTACACCCGGGTGCCAATCCTGCCATGGGCCCATAATACAATTTTTAGGGATTGTTGCTATACCTGATGGTATTGTAGCTGAGGTAAATGTTGTGGGTTGGCCTGCTGAAAAGGAAATCCATCCATTTGAACCAACCCAAAATTGAGTATATGTTTGACCAAAAAAACAAAATGTAAATCCAATATTAAATGGACCTTGTTGAGAGTCATCAGACATAAATAACTGAGTCCCTGTATTGTTTTGGGCAGTATATGGAATATTTGTAACTCCATAATTTGTTGTTAAATTTGGGTTACTGCCTGGGGCACATTGGGAAAAATCTGCGGTTAAAGTAGTAGATGATACACCACAAGGTAAAAATTGATCTGGGCCTAAAGAGGGGCAGTATTGACTATAAACAAAAGTAGTTAATAGCGTAAATAAAAGACTTTTAAAAATTTTCATAGCTTTAGATTTAACATCAAATATAAAAAAACCTTTTAAATAATCAAAGGAAAATAAAAGCTCCAACATATAAATGTGGAGCCTTTACTTTTATTGTTTAACCTAATATTAGTAATTCAAGATACAGTAGTCAGGTTGTACTGTTACTTGGATGTTAACTGGTGTTCCGTCATCATCCCAGTTATAATCTCCAAAGTTAACTTCAGTAATCATAGCTCCCATAATCTTCCATTCCGAAACGATATCACCTACAGGGCCTATTACATTGAATGTAATATTTTTCTTGTAGAAATCAGAATAACCATCTCTACCTGTTACAGATTCGTGACCCAAACGTACCCATTCCATTACTGCTTGAGCAGCGGATGGAGTAATTGATTCATACATTGTAAACTGGATAGTATTCCAAATGGTTTTTCCTTTTACATAACGTTGAACGTTGATGTGGTTGATAGCAACTGCAGTTTGGGTTAAAGAAACAGCACCAACTCCTTTAATCAAATAGGCAGGAACACCTTCCATATAAAGGATAAATCTGTTGGTTTGTTTTGGTTCAAACGCTGTGTAAAATATTTCGTTTGGATTTAAAATTGCCATTTTATTTTAGTTTAATTTTGTTTTATTATAAATATTAAATTTTTAATTTTTTATCCAGGGAATTCAGCTCCTGTTGGTAACAAGATAAAATCCAAAGAAATAAATTCTGCAGTACGAGTTGGCTGTACATAAATCTGTCCAATTAATTGGTTTTGATCAATTACTGCAGGTCCGTTGTTTGATTCATCCATTACTACTTTATAAGCATATAATCCTTGTTTTTGTTGGATAATATCTAAGTAAGGTCCTACTTGAGCTAAGAATGAATTTCTAGTTGCAATTGTATTTTGTTCAAACACGATATTGTCTGCTATTTGACGAATGTAATTTTTAAGTTCAATCATCAAACGTCTAACGTTTACACGGTCAAGAGCAGAAGCTGCTTTTTGTAATGTTTTTTGTCCAAATACTACTACACCTTGTTTAGGTAATGTTGCAATTGGGTTAACATTATTAGCATATAATGTATCTCTGTTTCCTTGTGATAATTTATATTGAGCTTGTAATACTGTACCTAAACCACCACGGTTAATACCTGCAGGTGCAAACCAAGGAGCAGATACTTTATCATTAAATGCATATACACCTGGGATTACTGTTGAAGCTGGTACCCAAACATGTTTTCCTGTTGCTGGGTCAATTATACGAACCCAAGGCCAGTATGTAGCAGCATATGAAGTATCTCTTGTTTGAGCTTGAGTAGTTGCACTTGTAATGGTACTATTAAACTCTGTTAAATCCATTACAAACAAATTATCTCCTCTATCTTGAGTATTTGTTATAATGTTAGTTATTTGAGCAGTATGAGTATCATCTAACAATCCAGGAGCAAATAATACATTAAATTGGTATGCTTCACGATTTGCAAGTAATGAAATCATATTGTTATAATCAGATCCTGCTAATCCTTGAGTATTAGATCCAATTTGATCATATAAATTAATAGTATTATTTACAGTACCTGTAGCTCCTGTAAATGAACCACTTCCATTTAATGGGATTGATGAGGTATATGCTGATACTGGGGCTCCACTAGGATCAAAATAATTTGGAGTATTATAATTTACAGATTTAACACGAACATATCTTGAATTATTTGGATAACTTCCAGATAATTCCATTTGATTTGTTGAAGAATTATAATGTAAAACTTGATCTCCAATTACTTTAGCAATGTAACGAGATGAATTTGGATCTAAATTTACATTATTCCAAGATTCAAGAACAATTGGTGTATTTGTAGTATCATTTCCTCGTCTAATTACAACATTAAATGTTCCTGAGCCTGTACTAGAATTTGTAATTTGCCATCTAACATTATCTGAGGATCCTGAAGCTAAAGCACCTGAAGAATCTAATGAACTGGAACTGTTCATAACAATACCTTCTGAAAGGGTTTCTAAAACAAAGGCATTTGCTGAAATATTGTTTGTACCTCCGGCTAATGTGGCAACAAGTGTTCCTGTTCCACCAGCGAAAGCATCTTTATAAATGTTTACACCATTCAAAGCAGTTCCTGCAGACATAGCAGAAAGTGTAAATACACCACCTGCAAAACTTGCTGTTAATCCAGCATTGTCAAAATCTGCATTAGGATTATTAATAGTAGATACTATAACATTCATGTAATTAACAGTGTTATCATTTGTAGTAGCACCACTAGAAGAATAATATGTATCTGATATATTACTAAAACTACTAAAACTTTGATTATTTGGAACAACCCAATAATCGTTAACTCCTGGGATTTCAATTCTTACTCCTGTCCATGAGCCTGTAGCAGATCCTGTAAAAAATGTAGCAGCTGTAAATGAAGCTGATGATATAATTCCTGAAGTTGAAATTAACCCATTAGTGACAGTTGTACTTATTGCAGGAGTATAAGATCCAGAAACAACACGAGTAACTAGCAATGAAGTTCCTCCGTAATTAAAATAGTTGTAAGCAGAAATTGAAGTTAAATATGAATATGAATTCCCTCCACTTACGAAAGAATCACCAAATAAAGTTTTGTAATCTGAATAAGAAGTAACTAAAGTTGGGACTTCAACAGGACCTTTAACAGTTGGTCCTATGATAGCAGCACCTGCTTGTACCGGTTGGCCTGTTAAGAAAGTGTTGTCTATTTCACTAATTGATACTCCAGGAGAAGTTGTAAAGTTTGCCATTTTATCTTTTTATTATAAATATTAAATTCTTTTTTAAAATCTAAATTAAGCAGGGAAAGTTGCACCTGTAGGTAATATGTTAAAATCTAGGATTATAAATTCAACACTTCTTGTAGGTTGGATATATATTTGTCCTATTAATTGATTTTGATCTACTACACTTGGTGGATTATTTGATTCATCCATTACTACTCTATAAGCAGTTAAACCTTCTCTTTGTTGAACAGAAGCTAAATAAGGATTAATAATAGATAAAAAGTCATTTCTTGTAGCCGTGTTATTTTGTTCAAATACAAAAGTATCTGCTACTTGTGAAATGTAACCTTTAAGTTCAATTAGTAAACGTCTAACATTTACACGGTCAAGAGCACTTCTTTTCTTTTGTAATGTCTTTTGACCAAATACAACTACTCCGGTATTAGGGAAAGTAGCAATAGAGTTAATATTACTTTCATAAAGTAAATCTCTATTTCCTTGAGTTAATACTCTTTCAGTTTGAATAGCTGTTGTAATAATACCTCTATTAATACCTGCAGGTGCAAACCAAGGTTCAGCAGCTGCATCATTAAATGCATATACACCAGGTATTAAAGTAGAAGCAGGAACCCATACTTGTGTACCTGAATTAGGGTCAATTGTTTTAACCCAAGGCCAATATGTTGCAGCATATGAAGTATCATATCCAATAGCAGTAACAGTTACTGGGACAATGTTGGAATTATAACCAGCAATGTCTATTATAGACATAGAATCTCCTCTGTCTTGTACCATGCTAACTAATTGGTTTACAACAGAGTAATGTGCTGGGTAATTTGTTCCGTTTCCTATTAGTCCAGGTGCTGTTATAAAATTAAATCTATATGCATCTCTGTTAGCTAATAGTGAAATAGATTCAACATAAGAAGCAGCAGTTAATCCTTGAATATTTGTATTTGAAATATTTTCATAGTATGCACCTGCTACACCTGTAGGGATATTTTTTCCTCTTCCATCTCCAAATACACCTTCTGAAGTATATGGGATAGAACCTGTAAATTCTGGTTTAGGATTACCTACATTATCAAGATATTCTGGTGTGGTTAGGTTTACTTGTTTAACTCTAACATATTTAGATTGGTTTACATAATTTCCATTTAATTGAACATAATATTCACCTGTTGATGGATCATTTTGTACTACTTCAATTTGATTTCCTATTACTCTTTCTATATAATTTGAAGCAAATGGATCTAAAGATAAATTACTCCAGGTTTCTAAAATAGAAGGGGAATTTGTTGTATCGTTACCTTGTCTAATAACTAAAGTAAATGTACCATTGTTAATATTTGGAGAAACAATTTGCCATCTGTAATTATTAGCTGAGCCACTTAATAAAGTTCCATTAGAACCTGTAGGACCTGCACTGTTTAACATTTCACCTTCAGCTAATGTTTCTAATACAAATGCTTGTGTATTTGTACCTCCAGAAAAAAAAGTTGTAGTACTTCCAGAAACAACATAATTAGAATTTCCTAATATACCGTTTTGTCCAATGTATGTAAAAATTATATTAGGTGAAGAAAAACTTGATGAAATTAATGGTAAAGAAGCACTATATGGGGCAACAGAACTACTAACAGTAAATACTGCAGATGATGTTGCAGCATAATTTGCAACAGTAGATGCTGCAAAAGAAGCTGTGTTTAAATATACAACATTAGAAGTATTTGCTACGTTAGATCCTGTAAAGAAAAATGTAATTCCATTTACTTCAAATGAACTTGAACCAACTGAGGCTACACTAGCAGATACATAAGTTAAATCTAGTGTTATGGAAGCATTAGTAGCAGCTGTAGAGGATGGGATTTTTGAAGATGTAGCAGGAGTCCAATCTGTTGTAGTACTACCACTTACAACTCTAGTTACTAACAATGATGTACCACCATTATTAAAGTAATTATATGCGGAGATTGATGTTAAATAAGAATATGTTTGACTTCCACTTAAAAAAGTAGTTCCAAATGTATTTACAAATTGACTATAAGTAGTAACTAATGTAGGAATACCTACCTTTCCTTTAACGGTTGGACCAATGATAGCAGCACCTGCTTGAACAGGTCCTTGAGTAATAAATGATTGATCGTTTTCTATAGCTAATACACCAGGTGATACGATTGTTTCTGCCATTATAAATAAATTATTTTATTATAAATATGGTGTATTTAAAACTAAATTAATCAATTTTAGTAATTTCACCAGTTTCTGGGTTAAGGCTAGATTTGCCGTATTTTTGAAAGATAGAATCTGTAAATTCTTTTTCCTGTAATGATAATTCTTTTAAAAATCCTTTGGCTTCTTCGCGACGATTTTCTAATTGAAGTTTAATCATTTCAATTTCACCTAGTTCTAACACTATTGCTTGGGTGCTTTGTTGGATTGTTTTTAATGTTTTTAATTCTTCAGTTGTTAAAAACTGTTTTTCTGTAACGATTCCCATTTGTTTTGTTTTGTTATTTATAAATATTAAGGGGCACTGTATCCTCTAGTGCAATAAAATGTTATGTTATGAGATACGGAAGTAGGAGGAGTAGCCCAAGTAGTTGGTGTTCTCCATTGTAAAGAAAGAGGTAAATCTATTTCGTTTTCATCAAATTCACTTCCATCTGTATCTAGTTTTTCTATAAAATATTGAGAGGTATTAGAATGGTCTAAGGTATTGAAAAAATTGTAAACTGAACTATTATTTAAAAATAAAGCGTATGATGAAGTTTCTGTGCTAGCTAAAGTACCATTTACAAAAGAAGTTACACTAGCACTTAATATTCTTAATTCTTTAGGTAAAAATATCCCTGCATTAGATGATGTTGTAGTTAAAGATGAACCTGAAGGGTTAATAGCAAAATAATAAATGGAGCTAGCAATAGGGTCAGTTTCATAATGATACATTTGAAATGTTAAAACATCATATGAAATATTAGCAGTTGAAGCAAAACTAGAGGTAACACTATAAGTTGAATAAGATGATGTAGGAGAATATGCAGCATTACCTATTAAAGTACCTGTTGGATTTGTATTTAAATTTAAATCTCCTACAACAGCTAAGGAACCAGATAATGTTATATTATATGCTTTAGTACCCGTAAATGCATCAACAGATTGAGTAATGTGCCATACTCTAATAGTATTGTTATCCTGGATTCCAGTTTTTGATAGTGTATTAGCCATTTGTTACTAAATATAATTGAATATTATGGGTTACTCCAGTTGC